GCCTTCCTGGTGTTCGGCAAGCGCCAATTCGGGTTCGGTAAGTCCTACTACTTCCCGCGCTCCGAGGCATGGCGCGCCCGTGAGCCGGATCAGTTCGTGCTGCTGTGCCATGACATCGCCACGGCCATGTATGGCTCGCCCAACAAGCACGACGTTCGGCTGTGCGGCGACATCCTGCTGAACCATCTGGACGAGCTGGTGGCGTTCCCGCCCGATGACGGCCAGGCAGAACACGACAACATGATGCGGCAGGCCGAGCTTCAGGAGCTTGTCATTAAGGTCAACGGTAAAACTCTGGTGGATGCGCGATGAACGAAATGCAGCCCGCGCCGGGCGATAACCGGCAGGTACTGCCGACGCAGAAGGAAGGCGATTACGACCTGTTGTGCTGGCTGCGCAGCATTATCGACCGCGAGACATGGTTGCAGGCGAAATCACGCGCCCGGATGGCGCTGGATGCCGACTACTTCGACGACCGGCAATACATGGGCCTGAGCGAGGAGGAGGTCAAGGAGCTTGAGGACCGTGGGCAGTCCTTCCTGCAATTCAACGAGATCAAGCCCGCTATCCTGTGGATTACCGGTGCTGAGAAACGATCACGCTTCAACTGGCGCATCGCGCCTCGCTCCGAAGATGATGTAGAGCCCGCCATCCGCAAGACCAAGCTGATCCGCTACATCGAGGACGTGAACAACGCCCACTGGAAGCGTTCGGCGGCGTTTGAGCAGATGGTCAAGGTAGGCTGTGGCTGGACCGAGGTCGCCTACCGGCCGGACCCGTTCTCCGGAGACTGGCGCGTCTGCATCGAGGATGTCCATTGGCGCGAAATACTACGCGATAGCACCAGCCGGCGCAGCGACATGAGTGACGCCCGCTATGTCATCCGGACCCGCATCGTGGACAAGGAGGAGGCAACGGCATGGTTCCCGGAAAAGGGCGCCATGATCGAAGCCGAGTGCCAGGAGCGCGATCGTCTGGAGCAGGAGGTCCAGAACGAGGCCTACATGGTCGCAGGAACCTCAGTCGGCGCCAGTGGTGCGCTGTCCCTGAACCGGATGCGCTACGGTGATGGCCGCATGGCTGTACGCCTGTGGGAGGTCTGGTATCGCAAGACAACCCGCGTCAAGGTTCTTCGCGGCGAAGGCGCACTGGTCGGAGCTGTATTCAACCCGCAGGATCCACGCCACATTCAGGCCATCCAGATGGGAATGGTTGAACCTGTGGACAGCATCCGCTCGCAAATGCACGTCGCTATCATCACGCGCAACCATATCCTGCACTCCGGCCTCAGTCCGTATCAGCACAACCGGTTCCCGTATGTACCCCGCATCGCGTTCATCGACGACCGTGACGGCGCTGCCTATGGCGTTATCCGCTCCATGCGCGATCCGCAGGACGACCTGAACAAGCGGCGCAACAAGGCGCTGTTCATGCTGTCCACCCGGCGCGTGATTGCAGACGATGATGCCGTCGAGAACTGGAACGAGTTGGAGGAGGAGGTTTCGCGCCCAGACTCGATCATCAAGATCAAGCGCGGGTCCAAGCTGGAAGTTGTGGATAACGTCCAGCTGGCGGCCTCGCATGTCGAGTTCGGGATGCAGGACTCCGCCTACATCCGGCAAGTGTCCGGCGTTACCGGGGAGAACCTGGGCCTGCAAACCAATGCGACATCCGGCATCGCCATTCAGGCGCGGCAGGAGCAGGGCACGATCATCACCACCAACCTTTTTGAGTCCAATTCTCTGGCCATGCAACTGGAGGGCGAGTTGGCGCTGTCGCTGTGCGAGCAGTACATGACGGAGCCCATGCAGTTCCGTGTAACCGGCGAGCGAGGCCGTCCAGAGTTCGTGGCTGTCAACGACGGCAATCCAGAGACGGACATCACCAGCAGCAAGTCCGACTTCATCGTGGACAGGCAGGATTACCGGACAACGGTCCGTGCCTCGCTGGCCGAGCAATTGCTCCAAGTGGCCGGGCAGGTAGCGCAGCACACCGGCAACCCGATGATGGGCATGGCCATGGTGGAAATGGCGGTTGACCTGACCGACCTGCCGAACAAGGCCGAGATCCTGGCCCAGATGCGCCGTGTCAGTGGCACTCCGGATCCTGACGAGCCGCCCGAGCAGCGCCAGCAGCGCGAGCAACAGCAGCAGCAGGAGCAGCAGCGCCAGGCCGAGATCGAGAACCGCCGAATCATGGCTGAAATCGCCAAGATGGAAGCCGAGGCGCAGAAGGCGCAGGCCGGGGCAGACGCTCAGGCGGCACAAGCCATCCGCGACAAGATGCAAGCCCTGCAAGACGCGATGTCGTCGGCAGGGCTGGTATCCACAAACCCCAACCTCGCAGGCATCGTTGATGACCTGCTAAGCAACATCAACCGCATTTTGAGTCCGACCGGAGCAATGCAATGACCGAACAAGCAACCGAAATCGAGAGCCTGGACCAGACAGCCGCCAAGGCGGCCGAGGACACCACCATGGAGGGCGACTTCACGCCCGCCGAGCAGGAAGGCCTTGCCGAATACAAGAAGCTGATGGATGCCATCGAGAAGGGCGAGGAGTACGCCCCTGATCCTGCCGCAGATGTCGAGCATGGCGCTGAAGGGAAGGAAGAAGCCGAAGAAAACGCGCTTCCCAGCGAAGAAGAACTGTCGGCCATCCTGACCAGTCACGCCGAAGCCGTCACCAGCATTGAGGCCGAGCTCAAGGCCGCCGAGGAAAAGGCTATCGCGCTGGGCGACCAGCTGGAAAACGGAGAAATCAATCAGGCGAAGTACGAGATCGAATACCGGCGAGCGATGCGTGACATCGAGGCCATTGAGGGCAAGCTGGCCACGGCGCAAGCCGCGCTGTCGCAGTCGGAAATTGCTGTCGAGCAGGCCTCTGTCCAGTCAGATCCGTGGTATCAGGCGGCGACCAACTTTCTGGCTGAGTCCGGAAACGACATCTTCAATGCCGGCGAGCATCACGAAGGCCTGAAGCAGGCGATTGCGTTCGCGGTCGGCCTGAAGCAGAACGCCGACAAGGAACCGGCCGAGATCATCCGCATTGCTGCGGATACCTATCGCGCCATGACTGGCCTGGAGAAGCCTCAGTCCGCATCCAAGCCAGCCCCTGCCGCGAAGAACACGCCCAAGCCCGCACCGGACATCCCTCCGACGCTGGGGCAGATGCAGGCAGCCCTGCCGAATAACGACGACAGCCCGTTCGCGCATCTGATGAACTTGTCCGGCCCCGCCTACGAGGAAGCCTACAGCAAGCTGTCGCAGGCGCAGAAGGACGCATTCATGGACAGCTTGGCAGGGTAAACCCATGGCAAAGCAAACAAAATTGTTTCGAGACGTTGAAATCGGTGGTACGATTATGGTAGGCGACCACCGCATTTCAATTCTTGAGCGCAAGGGTCGCAAGATCAGGGTGGAAATCCGCTCTGATGCGATAATTCGAGTGGCAGGGAATAGTCCCGGCCAACTGGCGCAAGAGTGCCTCACCGATAACTCAGTGAGAGGTACTCAAGATGGGCCAGACCACCATCGGGACTAGCAACGCGCAAACCAAGAAGCTGTTTGCTGGTGCCCTGTTCAACGACGCCATTTTCGGATCCTATTGGGGTTCGACCTTCATGGCAGCCGGTTCCAAGAGCCGCACCCCCAACACCCCCATGCAGCTTGTCACCGACCTCGAAAAGGACGATGGCGATACGGTCAACTATGACCTGTATGTGCAGCTGAAGGGACGCCCCACGCTGGAAGATGACAACCTCGAAGGCAACGCCGAGGCTCTGCGCTCCTACAGCGACAGCATCACCGTCACCCAGATCCGTCACGCCGTTGACGCTGGCGGTCGCATGACCCGCAAGCGCACCCCCAACGAGCTGGGCGCTATCGCCAAGGAAAAACTGCAGGACTGGTGGTCCCGTCTGTTCGACGAGATCAGCTTCATGCACTTGGCCGGTGCCCGCGGCGTCAATGACGACTTCATCGAGCCGACCACGTTCACCGGTTACGCCGGTAACAGCCTGACCGCTCCCGACTCCAGCCACATCGTCTACGGCGGTTCCGCGACCTCCAAGGCCACCATTGCCAACACCGACGGCATGAGCCTGGCTGTGCTGGACAAGGTGATCACCAAGGCCAACACCATGGGCGGCGGCGTGACCGACATCCAGCGTGTTGTTCCCCTGAAGATGGGCAATCGCGAATACTTCGTGATCGTGATGCACGACTTCCAGGAACATGCCCTGCGTACCGCTACCGGCACTGGTGGCTGGCTGGACATCCAGAAGTCGCTGGCCACCAATCTGGGCAACAAGTCCCCGATCGTGAACGGCGCTCTGGGCGAGTATCGCGGCGCCATCCTGCACAAGCACAACAAGATCATCAAGTTCAGCGATTACGGCGCCGGTGCAAACCTCGCCGCTGCTCGTGCGTCCCTGATGGGTCGTCAGGCTCTGGTTGCCGCCTTCGGTTCGCCCGGCGACGGCCTGCGCTTTGGCTGGGAGGAAAAGTACACCGACGTTGACAACAACCGTCTGGTGATTTCCACCAACACGATCATGAACGTGAAGCGGCCGATGTTCAATTCCAAGAACGTCAGCAGCATCGCCATCGACACCTACGCCGTGGACCCGAACGCCTAACCGGCGTAAGGTTCATAGCCCTGTTCTCACCGGAGAATTGACATGACCGTTTACACGTCTCAGCAGTTCCAGGAGCCGATCCCGACCAACACCACCGCCGGTGGTGAAATCGTGTTTCGCGCTTACTGGTCCCCTTCCTCCAATACCACGCTTGCGGATAACGACATTATCCGCATGGCGCGCCTGCCCGCAGGGTACGCCATCACCGATATTGTGCTGGATACTGCCGCCTGCGGCGCCAGTTGCGCGGGATGCGTTGGCATTCTCGATAGCGTTGACAGCCCGACCGCTGTGTCGTCCGTTGTTATCGCCACCGGTTCGCTGGCGACGGCCGCCATCAAGCGCGCGGACACCGTTGGCAGCACCGGTTATGCCGTCAGCACCAGCGAGCAGGCCGTTGGCGTGGAAATCACCACCAGCTCCGGCACGAACATCGCGGCAAACGCCAAGATGGCTGTGCTGATCCGCGCCCGCCCGAAGCAGAAGGTGGAGTAATCACGCCATGAAAGTCGAGAGCTTGATAAAGCGGAAGGGTGGCTCGGTCATTGAGTTTGGCTACCCTCCGAAAGTGACGAAGTTCCATTTCAAGCCGGAGTCCGACGACATTGACGCGCCTCATGTCTGTGAAATCCCCGACGGCTCGCCCTATCTGGGGCGGCTGTTGGCCATCACGGAAGGGTATCGCGTTTATGGGGCTGAAGTCGCTGAAGATGACAGCCCCAGCGCCGACGAAAAGGCTGATCCGTATGCGGACAAGTTTGACAATCTGCATCTGGTCAACCCCAATGACGTTGACGGAAAGTTCCTGGCTGCGTTTGCCCGCGATGTATTGCAGGTTCCGGCCAACAGCAAGTCGGCCATCGCGGACTTGCTGAAGAAGGAGTTTGACATTGAGGTTGCTGTTGCCCGTGAAACGTCAAACAGCATGATCCGCATGGCTCTGGCTGAATGCGTCAAGCAGGCTCAGGCCGAAGCCGATCAGCTGATCAACATGCAGAAGTAACTCCATGAGGGCGCGTCATGCAATGCTCGGTGGTCCTGACTCAGGTTCGGTACACGTTAAACGATCCGTCTGCGGCAACGTGGTCTGATTCTACGCACCTGATTCCTGCGCTCAACGACGCCCTGCGCGCCCTTGTTTCTGTTCGCCCTGACGCCTCCGCAACGACTGCTGTAAGGCTTCTTTCGCAGGGGACGCAGCAATCAATCCCTGCTGACGGAACGCGATTGCTGCGCATCATTCGCAATGCCGGAGAGAGCGGGCTGTCGTCTATTGGCCGCGCAGTTCGCCGCGTATCAATGGACACGCTTGATTCCTCGATGCCGACGTGGCACGGCGCCACGGGACAATCCGAGATCCGCGAATACGCCTACGATGATCGGGTTCCTCGTGAGTTTTGGGTTTATCCTCCCGTTGCAACAACACCAACCATCGGCGTGCTGCTGACCTACGTCAAGAAATTGACCGACATTACCGCCACCAGCGACACATTCCCGGTAGATGACTTCTTTGCCCCGGCTGTCGAGGCATTCATGCTTTACCGGCTGCTGGGAGGCGACGACGAGTCCAGCCCCAACTATCAAGCCGCTCAGGCTCAGTTTTCTGCGTTCCAAACGCTTCTTGGGCTCAAGTCTGGTGGTGACTCCGCGATGGCTGCACGGAGGGACATCAAGTGACGAATGTTGCCTACACGCAATGGCTGGACCACATTCAGCCGCATGTTCAAGACTGCCCGTCACCGATGATCCTGTTGGCGGTTAGGCAGGCATGTATAGAGTTTTGCAGGTCGTCGCGCTACCTGCGAGTAAACCTTGACCCATTCAACACTGTTGTCGGCGACGATGAATACGATCTGTCGCCACCGGCGGATACCGTTGTCTCGGCAATACTGAATGTTCGCTGCGGAGGACGCCTGATTGACGCCGCACGGCAGGAAGACCTGGATTCAGAGGCCAACTACTGGCGCGACTTGGAAGGGCCGCCATCGCGATACCTGCTGCCAAATGAGGCAACAATCATCTTGAACCCTGTCCCGCAGGAGATTGTTGCTGTCCGCATCCTTGCCGCAATTCGCCCTTCGCAGGCATCAGGCGGAGTCGATGAGGAAATCTTTGAGCGGTTCCTTGATCCTGTCGCGTCTGGTGCTCTTGCTAGGCTCATGGCAATGCCAGGCGTACCGTGGAGCAATCCGGAGTTGGCCGGGTATCACGCACAATTATTCA